TGTGCCGACCATCGGCTTCGACAGGCTCTGCACCTCGGTCAGCACGTGCTTGGTCATCGAGTCGAACGAGCTCGCGACCTGGGCGTTCGACGCCTGTGCGGCGGCCGCAATGCCACCGAACGCAAGAGGCACGATGCCCAGTGCCGCGACAGCGCCCGCAGCGCCGATAGCCGCTGCGGCGGGCAGGCCGGCGAAGACGGTGAGCAGCTTCAGGCTCTGGAACTTCCGCTCGGCGCGGTCGGCGAGCTGGGAGATGCTGCGCTGCGCCGGACGGGTGTCGACGTCCCAGACGCTGTTGATCCTCTTGTGTCGCGTCTTGACGTCGTCCAAACGCCGGTTAGCCACCTTGTCATCGACATCGAGCTCGGCCTTGAGGTGAACCTTGCGCTCGCGGAGAACGCGCTGCAGTTCGCGCTCCACCTGGTCGACATCCAGCTCTGCTCGGAGGTGGACACGTCGATCGCGCGCGATGCGGTTGAGCTCAGCCTGGACGTTCCTCGAGTCGAGCTCGGCCCGCACCTTGACCGAGGCGTTGGCCGCTCTGGCCGCACGGTTGAGCTCTCCCTGCAGGCCCTTGGAGTCCAGCTGCGTCTTGACCTCGACGGAAGCCTTGGCCTCCTTGGCGGCGCGGTTGAGCTCAGCCTGCAGACCCTTGGCGTCGAGCTCGGCCTTGACTTTGACCGAGGCGTTGACGGCCTTGGCTGCCCGGTTCAGCTCGGCCTGGAGACCGCGGGCGTCGATCTTCGCCTTGACCGGGACCTCAGCCTTGGCCCGCGCCAACGCGGCCTTGACCTCGCGCTCGACCTTCTGCTTGAAGCCGCGCTCAAGCTTCGGCGAGACCTCGGCTTCAAGGCGATACTCCGGCACGGGTCACTCCAGCTTGATCAGGTCCGGCTGGGCCGGCGTCTTAAGCGCGGGGTCCTTTTTGGACACCATCCATGATATCTGCCGGAGCTCGTTCAAAACGGCGACGCTGAGTCGCTCCTCGAGCGTGCCCCGACCCTGGCCCTCCACTTCGGACAGTAGCCGCATGGTCGCTGATTCGGGTGGGAGCATCCGCAACATCAGACACAGCTTGCGCAAACTGAACGCTGGCGGGTCCTCGAAAAAGCCCCCGAGCTCGACCCCCTGGTAGCGGCGAAGGTCGAACTCGAGGGCGTCGCACAGCTCGTCGTCGTTGATGACCCGAACCAGCGTCAGGAGTTTGGGACGCGCGCCGCCTCCGTCAGCGTCCTGAACAGGTTCGCGGCTTCCTCCGCAGTACGGGGCTCGTCCCGCTCGATGCGCAGGCCGGGATTCTCGGGGTCCGGCTGCGACTTCCACATCAGCCACTGCAGGTTGCCCAGCAGCTTCTTCGTGGCGCGGACGTTGAGGCCTTCCTCGTCCAGCTCGAACACGTCGATGGGCCACTTGCGCAGCGGCGGGATGTAGTACGACTCGCCGTCGATGACGACGCGCACGGTCTTGCCCTTGCGGTCCGCCTCCAGGGCCTCGCGCAGTTCCCGCGCGGCGCGCTCTACCTCGGTCTCCTCAGCCGACGCCTCGACCTCTTCGGTCTCCAGGTCCTCTTCAGCCGTAGCGGCCTCGACCTCGTCCTGCACGGCTTCAGCCTTAGCGGCGACCTCGTCCTGCAGGGCAGCCTTGGACCGACCACGGCTACGCGGCTTGGCCGCGGGCTTGGCTGCTTCAGCCACGTTGTATCTCCCGTCTACTTCGGACTGTCTACAACGGACTGTACCATCTCCACGCGGTGCAATCAGTTGAGTTTGCCCTCGTGCGCCTCGAGCGCCATCTTCAAGGTGGGCCGCGGCGCCGCAGCTTTGCCGGCGTGACCGAGCTCAACGTAACGGGCATACCACGCTCTGTTCCAGACGGTGAGCTTGCCGGTCTTGCCGTCAACGCGGTAGTGCCAGCTGTTGGTCAGCTTACGGTCCGAGCGGTTGCGGTGCACCGGAATGCCGCGGGCCGTGGTGACCACCTTGCGACCGAGCTCCCGCATGTAGGGCACGCTCTTCTGGATGATCATCTCCTCGGCGTGCGGATCCTCGTGCACGGTGACACGCATGGCTACCTCCGGATAGGGAAAACCCCCGCATGCCGAAGCAGAGGCGGGGGCTGTCCGTGAGGACCCGCCCTGGACTCGAAAGAGCGGAACCGGTCGTATCGATCAGAGCGTGCTGTCAGCCGAGACCAGGCGAACCTGGATCGGGGGGTTGGTGCCGTCGGAGAACGCCTCGAACTCAGTCTCCATCGAAACGATGTCCGGGCCGGACACGTTCGGCGGGGCCGCCTTCAGCTTGACCGCCGGCAGGATGATCTCCAGCAGCTCGTTGTTGTTGTCCTCGATCTCACCGCCGGTCGCCGTGAACACCAGCGGGAAGATCTCGCCCGAGGTGTAGAGGTCGAACAGCTCGGTCTTCGAGAACTCCGCCGCCAGCGAGCCGGTGATGGTCGGGACGTCGTTCTCCAGCGGCTCGGCGCGCAGGCCGCCGTTGCCGATACCGAAGCGCTCCTCCGCCATCGGGACCTCGCTCGAGAGCGAGAACTCGCGGGCGATGGTGGACAGCTTCGTGCCGCCGGACACCGTGGTCAGGCCGCTCGTAGTCGATGCCGTCCCGCCCAGCTTGATCTCGGAGTCCTGGAAGGTGAACAGCGAGGTGCCGGTGGCCAGCGACGCCGTCGCCAGCGCGGTGGTGGTCACCTCCTCGCGACCGACGACGCTGAGCTGCAGCTGCAGCGTCTCACCGTCGGACAGCGACAGCTCCCAGCTGGGGAACTTGCAGCCCGCGTAGGTGAACGGCACGACGGTACCAGTGCTCGGCTCCGGGCGCCCCACCTGGATGGTGACGCTCTTGCCGCGGTAGTCGCCCGGGGTGTGGACCTGCTCGTAAGCAGCGGTCTCGTCGATCTGGGTCGGCGCCGTGACGCCGGAGGCCAGCATGTGCTTGATGAGAAGGCCCATGCCCTTGTTCGCGAAGTCGAGCGTGATGTTGCCCGACACGGTCTTGGTCGCGACCTTCGAGCGCGTGGCCAGCTTGTACTTGCGGCCCTTCGCGATGCTCGACGGTTCGATCCAGTTCCGCTCCTCGCGGACCGATTCCTCGTTGAACTCGAGGAAGCGGGTCACCGTGGCCGCGGTGCCATAGGTGGTCTCCGCGGCGAACCCGATTTGGGCATCCAAGCCAGTTCCGGTTGCCATCCTGTGTGGACTCCCTCTTTCATGTGGTAAGCCCGCGGACAAAAGGACGGGCTGGACTACCCCCTATGGTAGCGGATCCATCCACTTTGGACACTAGGTCACTTGCGGCGCGGGTTCCACTTGGGCTCGGGCTTCGGCTTGACCTCATCCTCGACCTCACGGGCCTCTTCGACCGGCGCGGCGGGCTCGGGCTTGGCTTCGACGACCAGCTCCCAGTTGACCTTGGGCCAGGCGTGCTTGATGCCGTTGTGCTCGACGACGTGAGCATCGGCGAGCTCCTCGACCACCTCGCCCGGAATGTCGACCACCGCGCCAGGGTCGACGTTGCGGTCCAGGTGCCACACGAGCACGGTGTCCTTGGCCAGCGACTTGAACTTCGGCATGATGATCCTTTCAGGAAGTCCGGCACTTGACGTCGATGAAGAAGGCCAGCCGCCCGATGAGCCCGACCTCGTTGGGCTCGAACGCCAGGTCGCCGGGTCGACAGCCGGCCGTGAACGGGCGGGGCGCCGGCAGGTCCAGGTCGGGCTTGTCGTTGATGGCCTGGGCGATCGACTCGTACAGCTCGGCGATGAGGTCTCTCGAGCGCTTGACGTTGTTCTCGCCGGCCAGGGCCGTGATGGCGCAGATGATGAAGAACTCCTCATCGCGCGCTTTGGCGCCGAGCGCGCTCCCCCACTCCTGACTCCGCGGTCGGACCGCACGGAAGTCACCCTGCGGGTTGCCGTCGTAGCCGACATAGATGCCGGGGATGTTCGTGGCACTGACGTTCGGCCCGTCGTAGACGGGGAGATCTTCACCCTTGTACTTCAGGCCGGCGTCGCGGAGGATGGTCACCACGGCGTCGACCGCCTCGAACATGCGTGTGGTTGCGGTCATGACTCCCTCATCACGCAAATCCGGCGCCGCTGTCAAGCAGCATCAACGCCGAGGTGGGGATTTCGAAGCCCTTGCCAACGATGTTCATGGAGTTCTCCAGGCCACCCGCCTTCGCCGCGCCCCACGGCGCCTGCGCCTGCGAGCCCTGCCGGCTACCGCGCTGGGTCTGCCACGCGCTCTGCAGGACGATGCGCGCGGCCATCTGGATGTTGTAGGGCACCAACGCCTCACCGGCGGTATAGGTGACGGCCACATGCCCCTCGGGCGTGCGCCCCCAGGGCGAGGTCACCACGCCGCTAGGGCTGCAGTGCAGCGAGGCCGGATCCCAGGTGTAGGACCCGTTCACCGCGGACATCGACTCGATCTGGACCACGGGCGGCCAGTTCAGCACCAGCAGACCGCCCGGCTCGATCACGTACTCCTCGGTGATCGAGCGCCGGTAGGTCGCCCGGCTGATGTGGCGTTCCACCACCCAGGTCACCGCGGAGATGTAGTCGCGGATCTCGTCGTCCTCGTGCGAGGTCTCGATGTTGAGCTGCGCCTTGGCGTCGGCCAGTGAGATGATGTGCGGCAGATCCGCGGGAAGGACGTCGAAGGCCTCGGAGTGCGCGCCGGGCGCAGGCGGCCCCGCCACCCAGTGAACCTTGTGCCGACCGGCCTGGGTCGTGACGTAGTCGTACTGGTAGACACCCTCGGCTACGGGCTCGATGTCCTCGAGCACGGCATCCGTACCGTCGGGCAGGGTGATGGTCAGCATGACTTCGCTGCTGCTGACCGGGATGCCGGCGCCCGAGCGGTTGGTGAATTCGAGGCGAAGGACGTCGCCGAGATCGATGGCCATCGCTACCTCACCAGTCCACCACGGTGACGGTCCCGCCCCCGGCGGTCTTGCGCTCCGAGCCCGACACGGTGTCCACCCGCCAGAACTGCCGCGTGGTGGTCACGGCACTGGCGGGGATCTTGACGTAGCACTTGCCAGCCCCGGCGTCAGTGATCACGACGTCACCGTCGGACATCTTGCCGCGCCACACCGAGGCGTCGCTGTCCGGCGTGATCTCACTCGGCTTGAGCAGCACCTCGATGTCGGTCAGCTGGTCGAGCAACATCGGCGTGTTCGGCACCGGGTCGTTGGTCACGATCGTCAGGTTGACCTTCTCCGTGTTGCCCTCGTTGAGCGTGAGGTTCTGATCCTTGTTGGCCATGTCTACCTCCCCGCCACTTGAGCCGTCACACTGAGAGTGTCCAAAGTGGACACCAATGAGTAGCTTACCGCGACCGTGGCGGTCAGGCGTAGATCCTGGTTCAGGAACGTCGCGCTGCCGGCGGTGCCCATGGCGTAGGCGGTGTTGGTCTCCTGAAGCCGGGCCAACCTCTTGCGCTTGAACCCCCTGGCCTCCAGCGCGTAGTCCTGCTCGATGGTCTGCACGAGAGCGCGAGCTCGCCCACCGCGGGGAGCCCGCGGCGTCTCCACCTCTTCAACCAGGCCGAGGATCTGCTTCCTGGTCGCCCCGCCGACCAGGGCGAGCGGGACGTCCTGCTCTTGAATCAGGCCCAGCGTCTTGCCGCGGTGGTAGGTCAGGTCCTCGACCGTCTCCGTCTCGACGATCTGCGCAATCTCCCTGACCTGCGCGTTAGGCACCGGCGTGGCCGCGAACTCTGCAACCTCTGCGTCGGTGGGGCAGTAGTCCAGAATCCGGATGTTGTCGATGTAGGTACCTGGTCCTTGCTCGCCGAGGATGTCCAGGCTAGTGGCATCCGTGCGCAGCGGCAGGCCGTGGACATCGACGTCTCTGACCCGGACACCATCGACATAGAAGTACGCCCTGGCGCCGTCGTAGGTCGCGCAGTAGTGATGCCAGTTATCGGTATCCGGGATGGGTGCCAAGGCGCGCTCGTACCCGTCGGCGTAGCGGGCCTGCAACCCGATTTCGACGCCATCCAGGGTGAGGATGCCCCAGCCACCCGAGTCAATTGACGCGATGTTCCACCGAATAATCCAAGTGGTGCCATTTCCCTTCATGTCGAGCATCACAGCTCGGGTTGGCGTTTGCGACGCAGTCAGCAAGCTGGAGGGGAGCACGCCGTCCCCTCCGGGTGCGGCTTTCGTCAGGCTGTTGCCCGGGTTCCCATCAATGCTGCGGACAACGTTGCTGCCCGAGAGGTCGATATGGTAGCCGTGCCCGGACCGGTCCAGGACCAGGCCCTCAGACTCGTTCGCGTTGTACGCGGCGATGACGCCGGCCATGACAGCCCCTTGTCAGGTCGAGGGCGTCAGGACGACACAGCGCGGAACACGCCCGCGGCGTTCACCTGAGCCACGATGTCGGAGCCGCCGTCCGGCGTCACACCGAAGTCGAACCACAACAGCGGGATGAGGTCGCTGTCGTCACCGGAGCTGTTGTCGGGGTCGTAGGCCAGGCAGAGATCAGTCCACTCGTCGCCGGCCTCCGGCGTCTCCCAGGTCTGGTCCACGACGTCGATGTCGATCCGGTGGTTGGTGTTGTCCACCGTGATGGTGATGTCCGAAGCGCCGATGACCTTCCGCGTGCCCGAGCTGGTCGTCTCGTCGGTGTCGGCGTCCGACTCGATGGCCGTGACCGTGGTCAGCGAGCGTAGGGTGCTGTCGGCCGCGGCGGTGTTGAAGGCGAGCAGCACCAACCGCGAGTTCGTCGGCGACCCGTTCTTGACGTTGCGAACGAGCTCGACGACCCGACCCAGTGCCGAGTCGAACACGAAGTTGCTCACGTGCGCCTACCTCTTCTGGATGTCTCAGTCAGCCTTGCGCTGACCGGGTCTGCTGGTTCGCCCGCGGGGCTGCTGCTTGCGAGCAGGAGCGGGAGGCTTGGGCGCCGGCTCGTCGGCCTGCTCCTTCTTGACCTCGGCCTTGCCGTAGTGCGCCTCGACGTCGAAGCCCAGCAGACGAAGCTGCTCGTCGATGGCACGACGGTGCGACTCACTGCGCGACCACTCGCGCTCGCGGCGCAGGCCAGCGATCAACCGCTCCTTCTCGCTACTCATGTAACGGATTGTACCGGGTCTCAGTCCACTGTGGACACAACGTCGTTGACCTTGGCCTCCTCGCCGAGAACCAGGTGATCCCGCGGGGTCTCGGCGAGGACCGGATGACCGGGCGAGAGCTCGCGAATGACATTGCGCAGCGCCTCGATGTAGCGCTCGTAGCCCACCCGCACGAGCATCTCGCCGATGTTCTGCCGGGCGTCGCTGCGCTCGAGGTGGTCGGGGTTGATGCACTGCCGGTTCGCACACCGGTGATGCACGTGGTAGCCAGGCGGGATCGGGCCGGAGAGGGCTTCGACAACCAGGCGGTAGACCTTGGCCACCGTGCGGCTACCATCCTCGCGGTACCAGCTCAGGCAGGAGTAGCCATTCCCGTCACGCCCACCGAGCCACACCCGGCAGCGCGTCTGCGGGTCCTTCTCGGTGAAGCGGAACAGGTAGTTGATCAGCGCCGGAGTGCCGCGGAGCTTCCAGGCCACGGAGACCTTCGGCGACTTCAGCGGCCGGGCGTCCGGGTTCGCGATGTGCCGCAGGCAGTGCTTGCCATCCCCCTGGCTCCCCTTACGCAAGGCGCGCTCGCATCCCGGAATGGCGCACCGCGGCGCGGTCTCGGCGGTGCATGACCTGCAGACCCAAGTCTTGGGGTGGAAGCTGGTCGGAGGTTGGCGCCGCTGGCAGCGCGTGCAGGTCTTGGGGCCGACGTCGTAGAAGGCCGAGGCGCAGCTGCGCGAGCAGAACTTGGCATCGGACCGACGGTGCGAGATGTCATTCTCGCATCCAGGCCCGGCACAAGTTCTCATGGTGTAGTCCACTGTACGCGAAAAAGCGGCCACAATGGACAGTCCATTGTGGCCGCCTTCTCCGCGTTTACGCAGGTCAGAAGCTCGGCGCCGCGAGACCGGTGCCGGTCACCTTCTGAACAGCGCCGCTGTACCGGCGGAACGAGAACGCCGCGTACCCGTACAGGACGTAGAGCACGCCCAGCTGGTGAGCCTTGGGCTCCTCAGCGCGGATGTACACCGGGGCCGACGGGTCCTCCCACAGGTGGAGCTCGTTGGACGACACGATGTAGATCTCATCCTGGTTGGTGCTCTTGGTCGTCGGGACGTTGTTGTCCACGATGACCTTCAGGCCGTTGGGCAGGATGCCGCGGACGCCGGCGTTGTAGCCAACGCCGTTGTTGTTCGCACCCACCCGCGGGTCGAGACCCGGCTGGGACACCAGCGGCCACTTGTTGCCCAGCTGGGCCGACAGCCAGTGCCACCGGCGGCTGTGCATGATGGCGTAGTCCGCCTCGCCGAAGTTCAGCATCGCGGCCTCGACCGCCGACGCGCCGGCCAGGATCTTCGGGTACAGACCCTCGAACGACGGGGTCTCGGCGGGAACCGGAGGCTCGCCCTCCGGGTCGCCCGGGTCCAGCGTGTAGCTGATCGAGGTGGCCAGGGCCGACAGACCCACGGACGCGCGGTTGATCAGCTGGTTGTCCAGGTTGGTCGCGTAGCGACGGAACAGGTCGTCCAGCATGACGCCCTCGGTGCCGAGGCCGCGCTCGATCGCCTGCCGGGAGAGCGTCTGCTGACCAGCGAAGGTCAGGACGTTCTCGGTGAGCAGGGTGTCGTCGATGTCCTGGTTGGTGACGGCCTCGAGTTCCTTGGCCGCACCTTCGCTGTCCACCTGCTCGCCGACCGCGGTCGGAGTGGTGACCCGGCCGATCGACACGGTCATGCCGTTCTCGGGCAGGACGTGCTTGTTGCAGATGTCGGCGACGGGACGCAGGTTCGAGGTCGCCGGGGCGTACAGCTCGGTCAGGTACTGCGGGAGCACCAGGCCGGAGAAGTTGCCCGTGGTCGCGCGCTGCAGGTACTGCGAACGCTCGATGCGCTCCTCCTGCATGTGGCGAGCCAGGCGAACCTCCGCGCTCGGGTCGCGCAGGAACCGCGCGCCGACGTCGGCGAGGAAGCGAGCACCGGTGCGGTCGGAGTCGGGGTTGTAGGTCCGCTTCTCCTGGCCGACACGGGCGACCTCGTCGTAGCTGCGCTTCTCGGTCGCGGCGGGGGTGACCTCCGCGGCACGGGACTGCACGGCCTCTTCGTCGGCGAGGGCACGCTTGACCTCGGCGACCTTGACCTCCGCACGGGCGATCTTCTCGTCGGCCTCGCCGCGAGCAGACAGCAGGGACGTGATCTTGTCGTCCTCTTCCGGCGTGGTGGCCTCGCGCTTCTCGGCCTTGGCGACGTTCAGGATGGCCTCGACCTGGTCGAGCGCGGACTTGCGCTCTTCCTGAGCCGCGGCGAGCTGGCCCTCGTACTGGGCCAGCAGCTTCTGGAGATCCATGGTGGACGATGCCTTTCTTGGGCATAGCTGGTCAGAGGTTCATCCCGCCTTGACTCTGAATGGCCCGTGGCGTCTTGGATGGGAGCCCTGACTATGACTGGCCCGCGGCTGTCCACTTCGGACTATAGCAAAGGAGAACGCCCCTCGTCACAGAGTGCGACGAGGGGCGTCTTCTGCAACCCCGGCGGCTTGGATCAGAGGCCGACCCGGGGTCTACTTCCTGGCGAGGTCGAGCAAGGCCTGCACCTGAGCGAGACTGCGGCCGGTCGGCGCCGGCGCCTCCTCGCGGACCTCGTCCTCGACTGCGGGTTCGGCTTCGACCTCGGCGCGCTCCTGGCCCGGCAGGCCGATCTCACGGAGCCGCTCCATGGCCGCCTTGCGGGCCGCCAGGGGGAGGCGCTCCAGCGCGGAGAGGATCTCGTTGGACCGGGCCGCGATGGAGGTGTACGGGTTGGCCCCGTAGTTCACCGCGCTGACGTCCCCGCGGTCGATGTCGAGCCTGGCGATACGGCAGACGGTGAAGTCTTCGTCCCACTCCACGCCGTCCTCGGCGATCCGGAACGCGAAGCTCATCTCGTCGATCTCGCGGTCCTCGATGGCCACAACGAGGTCGGAGACGTCCTGTCGCTTCGGGTTGACGAAGGCCACCGGCGCCAGACCCTCGTCGGTCATGCGCAGCTCGAGGCTGCCCGACTTGGTGCGGGCCATCGTGACCCCGCGGTGGTTGACCAGGAACGCCACGTCGGGGTTGCGGGCCAGGGTGTCGTCGAACGCGCCGCGGTCGATGACCTCCTCGTACGGGCCGAACATGTCGTACATCTGGTACTTCCGCTCGACCACCGAGGCGATGCCCTGCAGGCGGACGCGGTCCTCACCCTTCCACTTCACCTCCTCGGCACGCAGCTCAGCCGAGAACGCCTGCATGCGCTCCAGCCCGGTGCCCACCGGCGCCGTCTTGGGGTACGCCCGCACTGCGGCGGCGCGCTGTTCCAGCATGTCCACTCGGACACTCCCTTCTCTTAGCCCGCCGCTGCGGGGGTCTCGGGGCCTTCACCGAAGCCGCCACCGAAGGCGTCGGCACCGGGCGGGAAGAAGTGATCGAGCTGGTCGATCTGGTCCTGCTCGAGCGGCTGCAAGTTGAGCTTGCCGCGCGCTTCATCCGGCGTCATGACCCGGTTGGTGATCAGCATCGACAGGTACTCGGCCTGCGTGTGCGGATCCATCTCAAGCAGCGCCTTGCGGTTGAACCGCACCTCGCGCGGCCGCGGCACCAGCTTCGACAGCGCGAACTCCCGGCGGCGCAGCGTCGGGTTCAGGTGCATGACCAGGAACTGCAGGTTACGGGTCATGCCGTTGGCGTAGGTGATGTTGCCGGTCGCGATGGCCGCGTCGATCAGGTCGCCGGGCACATCGAAGAAGCGGGCCACGTCGGACACCGAGGCCTGCTTAGCCTCCAGCCAGGACGACCCGGCCTCCTGCGACTGGATCATCTCGTACTCCCAGTCGCTGCCCGAGACGAACACATCGCCCGCCTGGATGGTGGCCTTGAAGCGGTCCTTGACATTGCGCGCCTCCGAGGCGCTGAGGGTCTTGGCCGTGTTCTTCAGGTGGGCCAGCGGGACGCCGCCGCCGCCGAACCAGTCGTTGGCGAAGTCCTGGATCGAGAGGTACTCCCCCACCGTCCAGGCGGCGTAGGCCACCGGCGACAGGCCGACCGGCAGGCCGGAGACGGTGTACTGCTTCTCGTGCCAGACCTCGTCGGGGTAGTACTCCTCGCCGCATATGCGGTACTTCCAGCCCTCGGGCATCCGGGTCAGGTCGGTCCCGTGGCGGGCGTGCCCGGCGGGGATGACGGCGCACTCGCGGGCCGGAACCAGGTCGATGCGCGCCGGCAGCTTGTTGGCGTTGCGCTCGGTGATCAGACCGAAGGCGTTGCCGACCAGGTCCAGGTCGTTCTGGGTGGAGTAGAGCCACTCCATGATGTCGACGCGCTCGCCGCCGGGGTTGACCAGCACGGGCGGCTTGGGCACCTCGACGTCGACGTCGGCCACCTTGCGGAAGACGTCGAAGGGCAGCGTGGAGACCAGGTTGGCGCGCAGACGCAGGGACGCCCACACCGCTGAGTGGCGGCGGGCGGTCTCCTCGTCGACGCGTGCGTTGGAGGTGCGCATCCGCGCCGAGGTGGCATCGGCCACGCTCTCGTAGGCGCTGAGGTTGCCGGCGCGCTGCTGCACGCCCGACGAACGGCGGAACAGGCTCACTGGTCATCCTCTCGCTTCTTCGCCGGACGCGGAGCCTGCAGGTGGGCGATGAGCTGCGAGCCGCCGAGAATGATGAGCGAGCCCACGACGATGCCCAGACCGAGCCCGGCGGCCGAGGCCACAAGGCAGGCTGCACCCACAGCGAGGGCGATCAAGCCAAGCACGTCAAGTCCATCCGTGATGCTCATCCGTCCCTCACCACACCGACATCGTCACGTCGTAGTCCTCCTGGACCAGGTGTGCCCTCGACTCGTAGCCCAGGCGCGCGGCCGTCGACGCCACGGTAGGGCTGGTGTCCACTTCGGACTCCTTCCGATCCCACACCACAGCGTCTCCGCTCACCTTCTTCTCAGAGCCACCGATGGAGGCGTCCAAATAAGACTGTCCAATGTGGTGAATGGTACCCTGCTTGACCGCGTCGAGGAATTGTCCGGTGCCCGCGGTGGTCTCCGTGGCGTTCATAATCAGCAGGTCGCCGTACTCGGGCTCGCTGCGATCCTCGGATTCAGTGATCCCCCGCTTGGCCAGCTCGACCTTGAGGCTGGCTCCGGTCTTGGCGTTCATGGCGATGCAGACCGGGTTGAGCGCGTCGCGCAGCTCGACGATGCGATCCACCAGCCAGTCGGTGTCCGGCCGGTAGTCGACGAGCTTGAGGCAGCCGTGGCACGGACGAACGTCTTCGTCACTCTCCGTGACCGAACAATCGCACTCCTCCCGGCGCCAGTACATCATGATCGTGGCGTAGTCACGGTCCGGAGCGATGTCGACGCCCAGCGAACAGGCCGCCTCTCCGCGGTGCGTCGTCTCTGGGTCGAGGGCCAGCTTGCGCCACTGCTCCATGTCAATGGCGCTGCCACCCTCGATGAGCTTCGGCCACAGGCCCAGCACCTCGCGGCCGAACCCCAGTAGAGACATCGACTGACGCAGCGTCTGGATGGTCTCCAGGGTCACCCGGCCGCGGCCCAGGCCGGGGCAGCTCATCGCCCACAGCTGCTGGTCGTCGGGGTCGATGCGCAGGTTGCCCTCGGCGTCCAGACGGTTGAGGTCCTCGAGCAGGCCCTCGATGCCCCAGTCGCGATAGCCCAGCCGCTGCGCCTTGCCGGACTCCGCGCGCTGCTTGAGCTGGAACATGACCTCACCCTCCGGCCCCTCGCCGGACAGCGGCGGGCTCGAGAGGTAGATGGTCTGGGCGTTGGCCTTCGCGATCAGCGTTGGCATGATGGCGTCCTGCTGCTCGAAGGTGTAGGCGAACGCCTCGTCGATGACGTTGACGTCAGGGCTCGCGCCGCGGAGGCCGCCCTTGGACCGGGCGAAGAAGCCGATCCGACGCCCGGTGTCCAGGCGCTCGAAGCCGCGCTGGTCGTTGGAGTTCCAGACCTTGACCGGGATCTTGTCGAAGACCTCGATGATCTCCTCCCGCGAGGTCTTGTGCACCGTGCCCAGCGCACGGAACACCTCGCGGATTCGACGGAAGGCGATCAACGCCGTGCCGTAGAGGTGGGCCGACCAGGTGATCTCCTCATTGAGGATGGTCAGCCCGAACACCACGCGCGCCTCGCCCAGCACACCCTTGCCCTGCTGGCGGGCCACCCACTCCGCGTACTCGTAGCAGGCCCACTTGCCGTCCGGGCGGATCGACAGCATGAGGTCCATGCCCTCGCGCTGCCACGGCTCCATGGGCTTACCCGCGGCCTCCATCAGATCGCAGGACAGATCGCCGTAGGTGTCGACGATGTCGTCCGGCCGGACCAGGACGCGCGGGTTCTCGGCGCCGACCCAGTCCGGCAGGAGCAGGCCGGGCTCGGTCACTCAGTCCTCCCCCAGGAGGAACAGCCAGTTGCCGATCTCGTCCCAGTCGTCCCAGGACACGCCGAGCTCCTTGGCTCGATCGGTCATGCAGCAGCGGCACTCGGCGGCGTCCGGCCAGATCTCATCTACCGACGTGCTGTATCGATCCAGAATCTCCTGAAGTGCGGAACGGCACTCCTCCTCGGTCAGGTTGTGGACGTTCACCACGGCGACCACACCCCCGTCGCCACGGCAACGCCGAACGACAGCACGATCAGGCCGGCGATGCCCAGGATGGCGGCGACAGTGAGGGCGCCGAGGTCGCGGCGGACCTGGCGCCAATCGATGCGGCGCGCGGGCTTGGTGACCCAGTCCAGGGGCTGGACCTTACCCTCCGCGGCGTCGGCGAGACCCCGGCGCAGGCTGCCGTCGGGCAGGCGTCCGCGATCCTCGTAGCGGGACCAGGGGTCAGTCATGGCGACTCCCAATCCACGCCCCCAGCACAAGTCCACCGACCACGACGAGCGGCAGCAGATAGGCGGTCATGCCCACCACCCCACGAGTCGCCCGAAATCACGGACCGGGTACACGCAGAAGGTGGCGACGGCCAGGACGAGGAACACGCTCCGCGGCGCAGGCTGCCACCACGGCTTGACCCGAAGCCGCTCCGGTGGCCAGCAGAGGGCGAGCAGCAAGAAGAAGAGTCCGAGGATGTTCACCCTGCCCACCACCCGAACGCCAGGTGACCGGTCAGCCACACCAGGCCGGCGAGCAGGGCGAAGCGGCCCGCGGTGAAGCGCTTCGGCTGCTCCTTGACCTTGAACCACTTCCAGACGTGCTCACTGAGCGTGTCGCCGGTCTTCTTGTTCCGCAGCGCGATGCCCTCGGTGACGGCGAAGATGCCGCCCCAGGCGATCCAGATCCAGGTGGCCCAGTTCATCTCGTGGCCTCCATCGGGCGCGCGAAGATGTCGAATCCGCGCGCCTGGATGGCAGCGCAAATCTCGTTCCGTGCACGAACCCGCCAAATCGCGTCTCCGATATAGCGGTCCAGGATCTGCTCAACCTCGTCGTCGAGTTCGGCGCTCCGCTCGGGCTTGATGATCGGGCTTACCGAGGTGCGTGATGTGCGATCCACGACCATGCCCTGCAAGTCGTTCATCCTGCTGCCTTCCCGGCGCGCTCGGCGCGCTCCTTCATCGCCGAGATGTCAGCGGCCCAGTTCATGCGATCGTCTCCAGGAATGCGATGTAGAAGGCTGCGTGGTCGCAGTCGATGAACTGGGCGATGACGCCCTCGCCGGCGGGGCTGATCTCGACGACCTCGTACCACTCGTCGGTCTCGTCGATGCGGTAGGTCATCCTGCAACCTTCCCGGCGCGAGCGGCGCGCTCGGCCATCTTCTTGGCGATCTCGTTGAGCACGTCGGGCTTGTCGCTCGGCTCCTGCTTGCCAGCGGTCGACTCCCGCTGCGCCTTGGCCAGCGTCTCCACCGCCTGGCGGAACGCGCTCACGGTTTCCCGCGTCTCGGTGAGCGCCTTGTCCAGGACGACGTAGATCTTGGAGTCGTCGCTGGGCGAGGCATGGAACCGCAGCCAGTCGCCGCCGTCGAGGTAGCGGTCCAGCTGGTCGAGCCGGTCCGCCAACCGGCAGCACTCGAGCAGTAGCTGACGGTGTAACGGGCCGGGCTTCCACTCGGCGAGGACGGCTTCGTGCAGCTCACGGCCGCGGACGCCGAGGTCCTGCGGTCCGGAGACGATCTGCTTGGCGGGCGGGAGCTCGTTGCGCGGCGTGACAACCTTGCAGTTACCGGGGATGCACAGGTGGTGACGACCCGCCTTGTGCTCCCGATAGCGCTTCTGCCGCTCGGCGTTTGTGCTGGCCACGACCCTGATCACCTCCCGCGTTACGCCCAGTGTAGGCGTCACGAGCGGTGCAGTCCACTTAGGATTGGCATGAGTCCACTGTGGACCAAGATCGTTACGTTTGGGACCCAGACTTCCGGGGAGGGAGGGAGCCAAAC